CCACTTTATCTACCACAACGTGATAGAAGCCAACACCGCGCACTTCGGACTGACTCTACTGAAGGCATCGGCCCTCAAGCAGATGGCGCACCCGTGGTTTCTGGGCACGCCAAACGAGCAGGGTCGATGGGACGATGGTCGGGTCGATGACGACATTCATTTTTGGCTGCAGGCCCAGAAGGCCAAACTCAAAATCGGCGTCTGCCCACGGGTCGCACTGGGCCACGCTGAGGTGTGGATCAAGTGGCCCGACCAGTCGATGAAGGCGTTGCTACAGCATCCAGGGGACTTTTGGGAGAGAGGCGGGCGACCGCCGGAAAACGTATGGCAGTGAGCAGCGTGCAGCCCGTGCAGATGAAGATGCTGCGGTCGTATGGCCGATACCGTACCGGGCAGATAGTGCTCGTGACCGGCGGCCTGGCTCGCACGCTTGAGTTGCAGCGGTACGCCGTGCGAGTTGCTTCCGAGCCGATGCTGGAGTTTGCTACGGCTGCCGAGCCCGATGGGCTGGAGCGTACCGAGCCGCCCGTGGTCAAGGCACGGAGGCGCAAGCGTGCGTAACTGGGAGCTTCCAGCGACGGGCAGCCGCTACCGCAGCTTGGTCGTGTCAACGGCCAGCGGTGCAAACAATCGCCCCGTGACAGTCGACGAGGCAAAAGAGCATCTTCGCGTCGTGGACTTCACCGACGACGACGACTACATCGGCGCTTTGGTCGACGCCGCTACGACGTGGTGCGAGGACTACTGCGATCGCACCTTCGCAGACAAGACGTACACCGTGGCGTTCGATGACTTTCCGGCTCTTCGCACTGAGCTACCGCGCCCGCCAGTGCGGCTGAACTCGACTGCCGCGAGCGCCACGGTGACTATCTCGTATGTAGACACCAGCGGAACCACGCACACACTTACGTGGTCGCAGTCCGGGACGCAACAGTTCCGCTTGGACCGCGACCACGTTCCAGCACTCATCTACCCGCTCTACCTTGAGGACTGGCCCAACGTACGCCTTGACGACAAGGCGGTCGAAGTCACGTACCTCGCGGGGTACGGCGGGCACCAACATGTGCCGAAGCCGGCGAAGCACGCCATCCAAATGTTGGTCGGCCACTGGTACGCCAACCGCGAGGCCGTGCTTGTCGGAAGCATCTCAAAAGAACTTGAGTTTGCTGTAACAACCCTGCTGTCACCGCTGCGCTGGAAGCAATACGCATGAGCATCGAAGGCCGCATCGCCATCGACATCGGGTTCACCGACATCTACACCGCAGCCGCGGTGCAGTCTGCTCAGCGTATCTCGTTCACCGCGACCGACACGTACACGTCTGGCAAGGTGGCTGTTGTCAGCGGCACGCTCGGCACCGCAGCCGTGACGATTGCGTTGCAGCCGACTACGTTTCGCGATGCGTCTGGGTCGCTTGTGTCGTTTGCCGCGGTGGAGCGGGTCATTGGTCAAACGTCACGGGCATGCAATTTTGACGACACGGGCTCAAGTGTTGTTGGCCAGACCTTGGTTTTGTTCGGCGGCGGCAGCGATTTGACCATCACGCCTAGCTACACATCTGGCACCGCCACGTATACCGTCGTCCTCTACGGCACCTGACGCATGCTCCGCTCCGGCATCATGGACACGTTGGCCACGGTGCAGACTCCAACGGAGTCGGCCAACGCCATCGGCGAGCCCATCCTGACGTGGAGCACGTTTGCGACCAGGTGGATCGCCATCCTGCCGCTAAGCGGAAACGAGCAAATGACGGCCATGGCGAACGAGGGCAGCATCACTCACCGCGTTCGCATGCGGTACACCGACGGGCTTAAGCCCAAGATGCGACTTGTAAGTGGAAGTCGCACGTTTGAAATCATGTCGGCCGTGGAGCGTGGCCGCCGCGAAGAGCACGAGCTCATGGTTTCGGAGGTCGCCGACTGATGGCTAAGTTCACCGCCACCGTCGAAGGCGTGGAAGAGATCCTGCGTGGCTTCTCGCGTCTCTCTAAGGGCGTCCAGCGGAAGTACTTGGCGTCGAGCGTACGCGAGGTTGTGAAGGCCGCGGTGCCCGAGGTCAAGGCCCTGACGCCCAAGGGGCCGACAGGCAACCTGCGGCGAAGCGTCGGGCTGAAACTGGAGAGGAAGAAAACGGCCACGGCGGTTGGGCTGGTGGGGTATCGCATCAAGCGTGGCGGCAGCAATACAGAGAAGGGCTTTCACGCCTACTGGTCTGAGGAGGGTGTCAAAGACCGATACCCGCAAGGCAGGGCTCTGCGACTGCCGCTCAAGTACGGCCGCAAGTACCCGTACATTAAGAATCTCATCAACGTGCCTGGCGGCGTCGGGCCCACGCAGAACCTTGCGATGGAGACGTGGGCCGCCTACCTCCGCAGCGTCCGCGGCTACACCGGCAGCGGCAAGTTCCAGCGGTGGGCTGACCGCAATCTGCCACGCATGAAAGAGCAGCTTGTCGGCAAGCTAGCGGCCAACCTTGGCAAAGCCATAGCCGAGGAAGAGCGTCGGCTTATCCGCAAGAAGCAAGGGAAGAAGTAGTGCCAGCCGTCACGTACATCGACGAGGTACTGAAGCAGACGCTCGCGGCCCAGGCCGAGATCGTGAGCCTAGTCGGCGGCCGACTGTTCTCGACGCAGGCCCCTCAGGGCACCGACCTGCCGTGCATCGTCTACGCCCAAGACAGCGCCAGCCGCCAGCCGTTCATGCACATGCGTGGGATGACTGGGCTGGCTCGCGTCACGTACCAGATTTCGTGCCTCGGCACGTCGCTGATGGACGTGCGAAACCTCTCTCGGGCGGTGCGCCTCGCCCTACAATACAAGCATGCTGCGAGCATCCGCTTGGCGATCGTCAAGAGCGACGACGATACGACGGAGCCGCAGGGCGGCGGCGAGCAGCTGCCCATATACCGCACGGATTTGTCGGTCGAGATCACGTACCAGGAGCCGTAGGACATGGCAATCGACATCGGGCAGGGCACGTTCGTTGGGTTTGGCACGGCGCTGCACACCGCGACCGGCTACAAGATCACAAACGTGAACCACAGCGGCATGAGCCGTGCTGTGGCCGACGCCACGCACATGCTGTCCAGTGCCAAGGAGTTCATCGGCTCGGCGATCTACGACCCCGGCGAGCTCTCGGTAGAGGTGCTCTTCGACCCAGCCATCAAGCCGGTTAGCGACCTGTCTAACGTGGCTACCAATCAAGTGGTCAGCGTGTACTGGGCTTCTGGTGGAACCACCACCACGCTCTGGTCTGCGTTTGGCTACGCCACCGGATTTGAGGCGTCGGCGGCACTGGAGGACATGAACGCGGGCACGCTGACGATCAAGCTCAGCGGTGCCCTGTAGTAGTCAGGGAGGGCGCGGATGGCTGTTACTCGCGAGCAGGTCAAGGCCCGGCGTGGCGTTCGGCCGCGTGTGCCCGTGGAGGTGCCCGAGCTCGGCACCGTCTACGTGGCGAAGTTCTCGGCCAAGGACCGCGACTGGTTTGAGCAGGTCGTGACTGGCGGCAAGGTAGGCGGAAGCGTCAACCTGGAAAACGTGCGTGCCCGGTTCGTGGCTCGCGTGGCCGTCAACGAAGACGGCACTCGCATGTTCGAGGACGCCGACGCCGAGTGGATTGGCGAGCTCGACACCGACATCGTTCAGGCCATCGTTGATGCTGGATTCAAACTGAATGGCATCGGTGCCAATGCAGTGGAGGAGGCGGCGGGAAAATAGAGCGCTCGCCGGTGCTCGCGTTCCTGTACCGGCTGGCGTTGAAGCTGGGTCACTGGAACGTCGAAGGGCCGGGCGGGCTGGCGGAGGTGATGCCGGTCGACCAACTCTACGGGTGGATGGGCTACTACCGCCTAGAACCGTGGGGCGACGAGTGGCTCAGAGACGCGGTGCAAATCACGCAGTTCTTCAACACCAACCGACGGAAGAATACGCCAGCCCAGCGAGTCGAAGACAACATGCCGGTGCCGAGGCGGAGCCAGACTCCCGAGCAAATCCTGGCGGTCCTGAACGCAATCCCAAAGTGACGCCATGGCCAACAACTTCGGCAAAGTTAACGTCAGTGTTACCGCCAGCACGGGCGGCCTGACTGCCGGGCTGTCTCGAGCCGGCAAGGCGTTTAATCGCTTTGCCAACACCGTCACGACGATCGCCAATCCGCTGACCATGCTGGGCAGCGTGGCCCGCAGCACGTTCGGCCAGTTGGCTTTGTTCAGCATGGCACGCGGTGCCATCAACACGCTGACGGGCATGGCGTCGTCAGCAGCCGAGAACGTCGACGTTCTCAGCAAGATGAGCCGCCGGCTCGGCACGACCTACTCCGAACTGGCTGGGATCAAGCTTGCTGGCGACCTGGCAGGCGTCGGCATTGAGTCCATCGGCAAGGCGATGACCAAGGCCGACGTGGCCCTGGTCAAAGCCCAGGAAGGCAGCAAGGACGCCACGCAGTCCTTTGCCACTCTCGGGCTGACCGTGCAGCAACTTGCCGGCATGTCGAGTGCCGCACGATTTGAGGCGATTGCCACGGCTATTTCTCGACTGCCCAACGAGGCTAGGCGTTCGGCCGCTGCTGTGGATCTGTTTGGCAAGGCCGGTGCGGAGTTGCTCCCGCTCTTTGAGGGCGGTGCCGACAGCATCCGCAAGGCACGCGAAGAGGCAGAGCGATTCGGCCTGACCCTGACCAATATGCAGGGCCGCCAGGTTGAGGACATGAACGACTCTTTCACTCGCGTGAAGGTCGCTATCGAAGGCATCGTGCAGCAGATAACGGCGTTCCTCGCGCCGGCCATCGAGTCGATTGCCAAGAGGTTCACAGACTTTGTTGGAAGCGTTGGCGGAGCCAACATTGGGCAGGCCATAGGCAAGGCAATCATTGAAGGTGCCAAGTATCTGGCAATGGTGGCAGACAAAGTAATCAACACGTTTCGCCAGTTGTACTTTGCTATCGCAGACTCTCTTGGAGTCACAACTTCAGAGGAGGCCAAGCGGCTGGCACAGATGAAGGCCGAGCTTGCGGCTGGCACTGCCCCACAGGTTGCGGTTGAAGGAAGCGGCGGATTTGTCACGCAACTGGCACCAGCGTTTGCCGCAGAGTTTGACCGGCTTACCAGGATTGTCGCCGACCAACGCAAGCCGCTCACGACGTTTGCGGACTTGGTTCGCGACGCCAGCAGTGCCTTGTCGTCTAACGTCGACATCTATGAGCAGCAGCGACAAAGCACCTACGGAAAGGAAAGGCGAGCGATCCTAAGCTCGATGGCACAGCCGCAGACTGAGTTTCAGAATTTTCTGGCCACGCTTCGGCCAGGCGTCATGCCGGCGGCACAGGGTGCAAAGGTGGTTCAGCAGGTAAAGCTATCGACCGAAGACTTGCGTGCGATTGTTGCCGGGTCTACTGAGGCTGAGTCGTTTATCAACTCTCTCAGGCGTGGTGCTGACCCGCGACTAGAGACGCGAGAAGAGGCGCGACGCACAGCCGACGCTACTGAGCGGACGGCAGCGGCCACTGAGCAACTCGCTCGCGCCGGAATCGTCGGGCTCGCCGCCATCTAAGTTGCCATGGCCATCACAGAAATACGCTCGCTCCGAGAAATCCGCTTCACCGAGTCCCTCGGAGAGCGTGGCAAAATCCAAGTCACGGCGACTGAGGAACTGCTGGTTCTTAACGACATCGCCAACCCGTCGTTTGCCGACATCGCCAACGACATCGCTCCGTATGCACCCTATAACGCGCCGGTGCCGCGTATCGGGCTGCAACTGCTCTACGGCGGCTACCTGCTCGTCTGCAGCAACCGGCAATGGTCAGGCTACTACGAGGACAACGAGCGGGCCGTCAAGGTCGTCGTCGAGTACACGGCTATCAGCCAAGACCAGGCCGAACCCGAGAAGCCGCAGGAAGGCGACTCCGAGACGTGGCAAAACATTAGCCTTGAATCGTACGCGATTGAGAAGCCGCTGCGTGGCTGGGTGCATTTAGACGACGCCTCGGCAAGCGAGGCCAGTAGCGAAAGTTCGGCTGAAACGGCTGACAAGGAAAAACGGCAACCGCCACGCAACAAGGCAGGCGATCCGGTCGACGGGCTGACCATGCAAGTTGCCGGCCTGCGAATGACATACACCAACACAAACGTCGAAGACCCAGACTTTGAAAAGATTTTCGAGTACGTCAATAGTTGCAACAGTGAGGACTGGCTCGGCGCTGAATACTACACCGTGCGAGTCGCTGGCTACCGTGCGGAATACGACCAGAGAAACCAAACGTGGTCTGTTTCGGTGGAGTTCGTGTACGACCCGGACGGACACGAATCGCGGTTTCTCAACGCTGGCTTCAATGAGAAAGTGGGAACAGCCAGGCGGGCCATTGTTGACTTGTCGTACGGAAATCCTGTCAGCAAACCAGTTCCGCTAGATGCCAACGGTGCGGCGTTGCCTTTGCAATCCGGGTCGCAGCCGTTTAACGAGAATGACTTAGTGTATCTCGCCATGTGGCCGTACCCCGCCAAGAACTTCGACAACCTATTCACCGACTGCCGCATCTAGGAGCCAACCATATGGCCAACGAAGTCAGCGCCTCCCTCATCCTCAACATCTCAAACGGCAACTACGAAGACCGTTTCTCGTCTGGCAACGTACGCTCCGACCAAGACACTCAGGCGGGCGTTGCTGGCGTCGTCACGGTCGGCACCGCGGTGCAGACGCTCACGATCGCCCCAGTGACATCGGCCGGCTACGCGGCGTTTCGCAATCTGAATACGCAGACGAGCGGCACTCACTATGTGTCGCTGGGTGCCTACGTGGGCACGAACCTGCACGAGTTTGGCCGGCTCGAGCGTGGTGCCGCAGCCGTGGTGCCGCTGGCTCCGAGTATCACCATCGGGCTGTCAGCCACGACAAGCACGCAGTACACGCAGGCAGCCCGCGTCCAGTACCTCGTGCTCTCACGCTGATGGCCAACGCCTACGGGTTCTCAGCCGACGACGCCAAGCGAATCGGTCGCGCGGTTCGCGTGCTCGAGAGGCTGCCGCCGCAGAACGAGACGGCAGGGCCGTCGACGCCCGAGCTCGCCCGCGGCGTGCGGCTGCTCCTGGCCAAGCATGAAAGCTCAAACGGCTGGGCCGTCAACGCCTCGGCCGTTGTCACGATCCACAACGGCACGCCAGGCAGCGTGGCGAGTGCGGCCACCATCGTGGCCTACAACCAGTTCCTGGCCATTCCGAGCAACACGGCGTGTACCACGCGGTGGGTGGCTCTGGGCCATAACGGGTTTGGGTGGTACGCGGTGGCCAGCGACGGCGACAAGATCACGACCACAGGCTACACGCCTGGCAACATTCAGCTTCTCGGCCACGATGCCGGCGGATGCCTTCAGTGGTACGACATCGCTACCTGCGAAGGGCCTCAGCCCGACGACCAGAGTTGGCTCTTCTAGGAGAACACAATGGCTAATACGTTCGCGATGTATGCCACGGCGATCACGGCTACAAACACCGTGACGCTGGTCAGCCTCGGCACTGCTACCACGGCCCTTGTGCGCAGCGTCACGCTCTGCAACGCGCACACGGCAAGCACGGCCAGCATGGACGTGTTCGTAAACAAGGGCACCGTAACGGACGCCATCTACGTGTGCCGGTACACGCAAATCACGGCGCAGCAGACAATACACGTCTTGCCTGAGCCGATCGTGCTTGACGCTGGCGACAGCCTCAAGATCGCAGGTGCGTCAGTGGCAAACGTCCACGCCGTCGCCAGCGTGATGAAAATCACATGACCGAGATACGGTGGAAAAACGGCGGGCCACTGTTCTTGCAGCCTGCACCGGGCAGTAACTACGGCCTTGTGGCGGCTAACCAGAATTGTTGCTGCAATCCAACTGATCCGCCGCCGCCGAGGTGCTGGTGCGGCGACACATGCTCGTACATCATAGAACTCGTGCAGCCATCGGCAATAGCGGCACGATCACCTGCGTACGCTTGCGAAGGCGAGGGTTCTTATTTCAATCGAGTTACCGAATCCTTATTGCAGGATATTGTTCCAGTCGGCGAGGAGGTAGGAGAGATTTCGTTTCCGCCTAGCTATAGCCAGGTAACTGTTTACAACACTTCTGACCGTTTGCTATCGGTTAGTCTTCATGATGAAGTCTCGGGATTCCCGACATTCCTTCCACCTGAACTTTACTACTTCCAGCTTCGTAATGCTTTTAGGGATTCATCTATTTTGGTATTTTGCGTGCTGGATCAAGACACACAGCAACCAAAATATTACGCAAAGATTACGCTTTCCGTTGGCGTACGGTATGTATTTGAAAGTCTAGGATTTGCCCCACTGGGGTCTTGGGTTCGCAGCTATGAGGGTGTCTTTGAGATTCCTGCTGAGTGTGTTGTTTCTCCTGCAAGAGAATGTCTCACATCGGGGCAAGAGTTTTTGAGAATAACCACTCCTCTCGATATCACTTTAAGCGGAGACGGCCTTTCGTCGCTTGGCAGTCTGACAATGTTGGTCGATTCCGGTGCGGGAGACTTGCCGCCAGGCTTTCCGTACGCGAGGGATGCCGTAGACGCCATCTTGGATAGCACTACTTACACCTTCCGCATCACATCGCGGCCTGCGTGCAACACCATCGACGCCGACTGTGAAGTGCCAATCGGCGAGGGCAACACGCCTGTCGTCTGGGACGATGCGGAGTTCGTGCTCGGGACGTTTGAGTTTTCTTCCTACACTGGACCAAACAACACCAGCGAGGAATACGAGCACACTGGCGGAGGCTCC